TCAGCAGTAGTCATAAATGAAACCTTTACTGTTTTGTTTCTTCTAGGATATAATTTACCTTCAGAAGGTAATGGTATAACGTCAAATGGTTGATTCATTTGAGGTTGACTAATACTTCTTATATAATTATCGTCAACCTTTTTAGGTTTATCATCAGAGTTGTCGTTATTATTAAAATTAGGGGGGTCAACAGGTGGAACATTAGGTGGTTCAGATTTAACTGGTTGCTGAACATATGGTAGAGTTTCTTTAGATTGTCTACTTCTTCTCTCATCCATTTGTCTAGCAATCTCTTCATTTTTCCTTAATTGCTCTTCTCTCATTTTTATTTGCTCTTCAGTTCTCCTCCTCATTTCTTCAGCAGCTTTCTGCTCTTGTTCAGAACCGTATACTTGTTGAACATTTTCTTGTTCGGCTAATTGATTTGCAATTTTTTCACCAGTTTCGTTTGCTTGTGAGATTTGTTCTTGTGTAGGAAACACATTAGGTCTTTTATCACTCATATTTAATTAAATTTTAAAACTATTATATTTTCTAATCTACTAAATAAATATCATAAGTAAAGTTTTTAAAACACAAAAAGACCTCATATGAGGTCTTTTTATAGTTTTATATAATTTTTTATTGATTATTAGAATAATAAAATTGCTCTATCAAATCTCAAATCGGCAGTGATGTCAGCGATAGCGTCATCATCCATTGATAAGTCACCAAAGTTAACATTTGTAAGCATTGTTCCTTGAAGAACCCACTTTTCAATAACTACACCAGTTGGGTCAAGCATTTCTAATTCAACATCTTTCTTATAACCAGCAGCATAACCTTGTCTACCAGTAATAGACTCTGATTGTAAACGAACCCACTCCATAATAGCTTGAGAAGCAGAAGGACCAATAGGGTCTCTAAATGTAACTGAAATTGATTCCCAGTTAAACCTACCAATTACCCAAGTAGATGTGTTAAGAAAAGGAATCTCAACTTCGTTTTGTGTGATAGATGGTCTAGAGGCAGAAGCTAACCACCACTCTTGAATACCTAAATCCGCTGGAAACCTTAAAAGGAACCTATTCTTTTTCTTTGGTTCGTAAGGTACGGGCATTTTCATTAATAAATCAGCCATGTTGTATAAGTTTTAAAATTTTCTTTATTGTTTTAATTATAAATATGTGAGTTTTAGTTTTTTTTAAAAAATTGTCTTCTAAAACCACATGTACTAATAAATATTAGCTAAATACAAAAAAAGTATATTTTATTTGTTTAATTTAAATATTATTCTTATATTAGCATAATAAAATATTAAATATGAAATTTTTTTTAATAATAACATTATTTATATCATCATTTACTTCATTTTCACAATCTGAATTAGATAGTATTATGATTAACCAAATAAATAATTTAAGAGAGAATCCTAAATCTTACATACCATTAGTAGATAAATACATTTATTCACAAAAAAAAGTCATAAGACTTATTAGTAATTCTCAAGTTGTTGCAATATCTGCAAATACTGGTAATATGGATAAATATAATAATATGGTGTCTGAAAAAAGTTATAGTGGAATAGATGTGATTAATATTAAAATTAAAACAGCTGAAGAACTAATTAATGTTTTAAAAAATACGGAACCACTAAATAAATTAACTTATAATCATAATATGAACTTAATAACTGATAGTCATGGCGTTTTTTTAGATAGCACCAATACTATTGGACACTTTGGACCAAATGGTGAAAGAGTGTATCAAAGATTTGAAAAAACAAAAAAAATAGTTACTGAGAATGTTATAAAAATGAGTATTACGGAATACCAAAATAAAGATTTTAGTAAATTAATATTAGATTTATTAATTGATTCATTTATAGAGTCAAGAGGTCATAGAAAAAATCTACTAGACCCAAATAAAAAGTATATTTCAGTATATATTAGCGAAAAGGTTTGTGTTCAAAATTTCGGTGAATAAATACTACCAAGTAGGGCACTTAAGGGTATCAATCTTACCTATTTTAACCTTGCATTTATCTTTATTAAAAGTAATGCTACCACCACCTTTATATTTATTACTTGTTTTTTTATAAACATTAGCTTTAACATAAGATATGTTTACAATTTTTTCTACAATAACTTCTGGATTAGAATCATCAGCTTTTTTTGAGTTATATTCGTAGTTTATTACTATATCAACTCCTCTATCATCACTATATTTTTCTCTAGAACCACTTCTATCCTTATTAAATTCGTCTTGAGCTATCTTTAATTCTTTAGAATCTTGATTAAGACCACTATTAACAGCGCTACTATCATCAATCTGCATACTAACACCACCAAGGTCTATACCAGACCCTTTAATAGCTTTAATAGCTTCCTCAGCACGTTTTTTAGCTAACGTATAGTTACCAGTAGGGTCATCGTCACTTATATAACTAGGAACTCTCTCAGCGTCAGTTTTAGACCTTATAGTTATAGAAGTTACATTACCACCACTTTCTTTTATTGTTTTTAATAAATTTTGTATGTTTTCAACAGTTTCTGTTGGTAATTTATGGTTAAAAGTATCATGTTTTTCTATTGATGGTATCATTAGAGATAAAGTATCAGACATTACGACTGGCGCTTCTGGATAATTAACTATAGTATCATATATTGTTTCAATATTTGTGATTGCATAACCGTTAAGTTTAAATTTATTAAGCATGGCTTTGATACTATACTTTTTATCACCCTGTTTAACATTAATATTTAAATTTTTCTTTTTATCGTAGTTATCAAAAGTATTATTAATTTGCTCGGCATTTTTTACCATATATGATTTAAGTTGGTCAGCATCAACTCTAAGTTCACTAGCCAAATCTTCAATACCTTCATCATTTTGTAATGTCTTTTCTATTTGATTTCTAATGCTATCGTTTTGCAATATGATGTCACCTTTCTCTTGAGCGTTACCAATGTTTAATCCCAATGCAAGAGCTGCACCCAAAACCCAAGTTTTGATACCTTCTTCTAATAATTCTTCTCTAATTATTATTTGGTCTTCGTTTTCTTTTATATACTCAACTAATGCTGATAATTGGTGTTCACTAATTAATACTTTCTTACGCATATTGTCTTTTATTAATAAATATCCTTAAAAAACAAAAAAGCCCCCATATTTGGAGGCTTTGATGTTTTGTATATTATATCGATTAAATATCATCGAAACTTGCACCAGTGTTCATAATGTTAAACTCAACACATATGAATTCTAACGCTCTTGTTGGTTTTAAGAATATTTTACCACAAAGAGTGTTTTGGTCAATTAACTCTGGAGAATCGTCAAGAACAACTCTAAAGTCTGTAAGACCTCTCTCAGAACGTATATTATCTAAGATTGGATTTACAAGTGATAAGAATTGATTTCTTACTACATCATCGTTTTGTTCGAATAATAATCTAATAGAAACAGCAGAAATTAATTTTCTAGCTTGTAACAATAGTCTTCTTACATTGATTCTATTAAGAGCAGTGTCTTTAACTTGAAGGGTTTTGTTACCCCAAATCTTAATACCTTCAGAAGCGAAAGTAGCGATTGGGTTAATTCTTCCATCATAAAGAGTATCTCTTTCAGCAAGTGTAAGTTTCTTTCTAGCTTTAATAGCTTGAACATCACCTCTTTGTACACCAGCAACTGCGAACCATGGGAATGAAATGTTATCTGTAAGAGCAATATTTCTTACTACATCCCTTGTAGGTGGAACATAGATGTAAACATTATTCTCAGCATCATTAATTTGAACCCAAGGCCAGTAAGTAGCCGTGTAGTTAGAATCAAATTGGCCATCTAATTGGTCAACAACATCTTCTGGTAACATAACATCACCCGAAGCATCTGTATCTGGAGTAGTAACAATATAAAGTGAATCCGCTCTATCTTGTTCTACCATCTCAATAGCCTCTTCTACTAAGTTAGTATTATATGTTGTATCAATACCTGGTGTAGAGAATACATTAATATTTGTAGCCTCTGGGTTTTGGAAAGTCCATATTCCTTCTAAGTAAGCATAGTAATCTGAATTAATCCCAGCATCACCATTTGTAAGTGCTCTATTAGCAAATACACCACTTAATAAACCATCTTTACCTCTAGTACCATTTATTGTATATCTATCAGTATTTGTTCTTTTAGTTCTATAGATATCCCATCCATCAAAACCACCGTATGGTGCGAATGTGAATTTTCTAGCATAAACCTTTTCGTATGGTCCTCCCACAACATCAGATTCAGTTCTAAAAGCCCAAGAACCAGTATCAAATTCATAAACTGGACTATAAGTACCACCTGTTGAATTAATTACTATTTCTACATTATCAATTGTCGCACCAGTAGCTCCGATATCCATATGGAAACCATTAGTAAGACCAGTCCACATTGATAAGTCATCATTTTCTGGAACACCTTTGTAATCAAAGAAATCTTGGTCGATACCCTTAGTATCAGATAAACCTAAATAAAATTTTCTTTTATTTTCAAAAGTACCATAAGTTTGCTTATACTCAATTGATGGAGACTGAACAGTACTATTTGAATTTGTTTGGTAATCTCTAATAGGGAAACCTAAGAAACCACCTGGGAATGCGTCTGAAGTATCTGACTCTTCCTCTAATTCAACTAATACATATGTAGAACGTGAAGCAAAATCACCATCTAAAGTACCAATTCTCTTAGCAATATAGTTATTAGATGTTGGGTCCATAGTTAACCTTGTAAATCTCTCAAGCACTACAGGTTTAGCATCTGTATCACCATATGCTCTAATCTCAACATCAAATTCTTTATCATCCAATTTAATATTCTTAATAGATATTTTAAATTGTTTATTAGCAGCGTTACCATCAGAAATTGTCCATAATCTGAACAATCTAAGTAAGTTACTACCTCTTAATTCAGAAACAACCCATGGAGTAACTGCTGGTTGGTATTCTGTTAAGTAATCATCGAAATCATCACTATAATTTATAAGTGCATCGATATTAATACCTCTAACTTTTTCATCAGTTACGTAATCCTCAAACATGTTATCAAACATTTCTTCAACATATAATGCTGTTTGACCATCTTGAGCTCCTGTACCAAGTACTCTAGGTAAGTAATTTTTCTTTGTTTTATCAAAAGATAATGAATATGTAAATGCACCTTGTGATGTAGAAGTACCAGTTAACCCAAAGTCTCCTTTAGGGTCAGTAGCAGCAGCTGTAACATTTGTGTTAAAACCTACATTAGTGAATCCAGTCAATTCATGTCTCATTATTTCATCAGAATCAACAGTACCTCTACTTCTTAGCAATGAAACTATCTTATTCTCTACATTAGAATATCCAGTACCAGAGTAATGAGTTGTAACACCAGAACAAACACCAATCGCTGCACCACCAGAGTTACTCTTAGTAGAAAGCGTGTTAGTTAAAGTTAAACCACTAAATGTGTTACCATTCTTTTCAAATACAGGTCCTATAGATGCAGTAGTTCCAGTTGCAGCAGCAGCTAGATATGCTAATTGACTAGTTAATAATCCAGCATCCCAAAGAGATTGAACAAGAGGGTCAGTTGATGATAAACTTGTTATTGCGACACTAGTACCAGTAGATGCGGTAAATGAGATTAATGAAGCGTTAGCTCCACCACCACCAGTAGCACCAGATGTAGTACCATCTAATGCAGCATCAAGGGTGATTCCCCAAGCTAAACCAGCATCATAACCAGAAAAACCAAGTATTCTGGAAACGAATAGTTGATTTGTCTGAGAAAGATAAGATTTAGCAATGTAAGGCAGCTCATATTTTGGTGCCCCAGTATCTTTTATTTTTGTTGCGTTAAGTCCACCAAAAAACGATGTGAACTCGTCATAGTTTGACACGAATATTGGTTGAAACGCTGGTCCAATAGTAGTTTCACCTACTAAACCAAGTGTTGTCACACCAACTTGTCGTGTTACGAAAGTTAAGTCTTTTTCTGAAGTATATACACCAGGACTTACAAATACCTTATCAGCCATTCTTTACTTATTTTAAATTTATTATTATTTTCAGTTATTTAATAATAAATATGTTCAGAAAACGCAAAAGAATTTTTATGGTCTTAAAAAGACCATAATTAGTAAGACTTTTTTCTTACTTTTGTCATACTTATATATATAACTATAAAGATATGCCCATAAAACGCACTAAAAACCTTAAAATAACCCCTACAACACATAAAATACTTAAAGAGTATTGTAGAGAAAATGGTCTTAAGATGTTTGCATTTGTTGAAAAGTTAATCAAAGAAGCTTGCAAAAAACCTACAGACCTATATGGTGAATAAGTTTTAATTTTTTAACAACTTAGTTTTTCTACCCTTAACCATTTTATATGTTTTATTATTTTTATCTTTAGCATAATTATAACCTTCAGTCCACCAATTAGACATAATCTCTTTATCAAATATTAGACTGTTATTAGTCAATCTTCTAGGTGTATAATAAAAATTAAGAATAATATCTTCGTCTTTAGCTTTTAATTTACCAATGACAATATCATTTTTAGATAATTCTGTATACATCATATCAATCTCTGTTATTAAACCATGAACTAAATTCCTAATATATTCTATTTCTTTTTTTGGCTCTTCTTCTTTGAGAATAATAATATCTATCTCAGTAGCACCTCTATTAATAGCTTCTTGTATAGGTACAGTTTCTAAAATAGCACCATCCATGTATTGGTAATCATTTTTAATTATAGGACTCATAAATGGGTATGCGCTACATGATGCATGTGTCCAATCACAAAAATCATCATAACCCCAATCATTTGACGATTTATATTCAATTTCTTTAAGTGTTGCATTTACAACACAAACAACTAATTCTTTATTAAGTTCTTCTTTGATTCTTAAATATTCTTTTAAAGATAAAAACTTTTTAATTAATTTTATTAAATTGCTAGAATCACCAAAACTTAACTTACCATTAATTTTATTTATTTTAAAATATGGAAATTTATTTAAATTTTTAATGGTTATGGTTGGTAATAAATTCCTAATAACATTAAACCAATTTAATTGCATTTTAACTTTACCGTTAAGATTTGTTTTAACTTTAAATGGATTTATTCTCCATATATCTTCGTTCTTAACAGTTGTATAACCTTCTTTTAATTTATCTATATTGTCTGATGCTACTAATAGTTGAACAAGTGTGCCAGTTGATGAAGAAACATATAATTCATAATCTCTATTTTTAACGTTTGTTAGGTAATCTACAATACCACCAGCAAACGCACCTTTAGAACCACCACCACTTATAACTAAAGCTTTCATATTATCCCTCAGAATTTGTTATTTCCATATAAGATAATGTCAAGTCTACTGAAGTACCAGTTACGATACCACATTTAGCTTTAATATAATCGTTATTATCTAAAACAAATGTACCATCTAAAGCTTGAAAAGATGAAGCTGTTGGTATTGTTACATTGCTTGATAAACTATAAGTAGATGATTCACTACTATCATACCATTGTAGGTAGAATGAAGTGTCAGCACTAAAAGCATTACATGCATGCGCAGTTTTAACTAATAATTTAGTTGTTGATGTGGCACTAAGAACCGTTGTGTATCCAGTACCTAAATTTGAACCAGTATTTAAATATTCCATATCTTTTTAATTATAAATATCTTATTATTATTGTAAACCGTTAAGTCTATCTAAAACTTCATTTTTCAAATCTAACGTATAGTAAGATTTAGTAGGGAATCCACCATCAGTATAACTACTAGTACCATTTATCCAATCATATAAACCTTCTTGACCATCTAACGCAAATGACATAATACCATACTCTACATATCTCTCGTTCAAAACAAGCGTGTCAACTGCTAAATCACTTGAATCAGCCTTTGATAATCTAAAAGAAATATATAATTTAGTTTTATTCCATCTTAACGACCTAGCGTCTTTAGAATTTATAACAAATTGAGTCCAATAACCCTCTTGTTCCGAATCTGTATAGATAGTATCTCTATCAGTTTTATTAACACAAAAATTTTGTGCAGCACATTCTTTATCTAATTGGTCTAAACCACTAAAACCAGTTGTTTGTTCTATAAAAATTGTGGCATTGTCTTTACAATATAAAAAATCTTTACCTAATTCATCTCTTAAATTAATCCAATTATAAACACTAGTAATATCAGCATAGTTAGCATCTAAAACTTCTTTTATTTGATATATAACTGGATTCGGGTCTGACCCATAATATTTACCTATTTTTAAATAACTCATAATTTATATTTTTTAACTTATATTATATTTATCTTTTAAATAGTCCAAAGCCTGTGATTCTTCGGCAGAACTAAGTGGGGAATTATAAAATAACATTTCACCTATTGTTGCATTACCATCATATGATGAACTACCACCATAACAAAACGTTATACCTTCACTAGAAGGTATCTGTAATGCGCTACTATAGGCTTGTTTTTCTTCGGCCACAGCGGAAGGTCCATATATCTCTCCACAAATATATGCTCTATCATAAGAAAATTTAAAAATGTTTGTATTAGTAAAATCAGACCAACTACCCATCTCTACTCTTTGAGAAGAAGTATTCCAATCATTAACAAACCATCTCCAAGTTCCAGCGTAATAATACATACCCCAACCCTGTGTCCAAGAAGTACCATTTGTAAAACCTAGTAGAAAACTAAATGTAGATGGGAAAGAGTCCATATTTACAACAAGATAAACTGTAAATCCATCAGTGGCATCTAATAAAGCATCATCAGCACTCTCCAAGTAATCATTACTCTCAAATTTAACTGAAGGTAAACTATTAAAATCAGAATCACTTGTATTATATATAGGGTCAGCCGAACCGCCTGGACCCGTAGCATTAATACCATTTGAAGTTCTATCATCCCATTGGTCTACACGAACAGGACTACCTTGTGTTGTAATATAATCTGAGTTAGCATCATACCATACCGTTGGTGTTGGGGGTAGTAAGTCTGAACTTAAAGGTATAAATCTACCTTGAGTTCTTTCTAAAAAATGTTGTTCTCTAGCGGTTATACCTTTAGTATCACCAGTCGTAGAACCAAACCTCCTATCAACATCTATAAATCCATTATTTCCTCTAATACTCATTATACGTTATATATTAATTTTATATTTGCAATTGTCCACGCTGGGTTATCTATAACACTACTATCAGATGCCCAACTAAACATTATACCTCTTGTACAATCATTGTTACACCATAGACCACTCCTAGTAATCTCACTAGAATCTATAGTTATATTTTCTGTAACCCAACCAGCACTAGCGCTATTATTCCTACTACTACTACCATCTCCAGTAAACTTACCACTATCAGTATTAGGGTTAACATTTGTACCTATTATTCTTTCTCTACCTGTACTACTGCTAGTGGAATACTCAGTACCAGCATTAGGTGTAAATGATGATGGGTCTATATAATCTAAATATCCATAATCATAACTACCTAAACCGCTAGACCTTTCACCAAAACACATCCAATCAAAAGTAAGTGTTAAACTAGATACAGTAACATCAGAAGGTATCGTAAACTCAAACACCATATGAGGGTCACTATAGTTACTGTAATCATTAGAGTTACCATTATCATTAGATATAAATGCCGCATATGTACTACCAGAAGGTATTGTTTGTGCAACTCCAGAACTATTTAAACAAGCTGTATAAGTATTAACTTCCCATTCACTTGGTTCTGAACCATTATATACTGTCCATTTAGATAAATCACCAGACGCAAAATCATCCTCAAATAAAATATTACTTGGTGTTGGTGATATAGGTTCAAGATTACCACTTCTTCTTTCTAAATAAACTTTACGTACAGACATATTACCTGTGGTTCCCGTACTACCAACCTCAGACCTCTTATCAATACCTAGATAACCACTATTTCCTTTTAATGAACTTAATCCCATATTACGTTACATTCATATACCAACTAAATATCTTATTAGCATCACTAACTCCAGAACCACCACCGCCACTAGATGCTATAGTAACTTCATTTGCACTATTTCTAGTTAATGTTATATTACTACCAGCAGTTAACTGTACAACTGAATCACTACCAGAAGCAGCGTCTAATGTTAAATCAACATTATCACCATCTTGTGTTACATTAATACTGTAAGTATCTCCACCAGTATCACCACTAACAATATTACCACTAGCATCTACACCTAAGTTAGTAACTGAAGTTGTACCACCAACACTATTAAGTGTTAACGTTCCATTTACAGTTAAACCACTAACTTGATTAATAGTTGCAGTATATGAACCACTATTATCGTCAGTTATTGTAAATGTGTTATTGTTATTATATGAGAAACCAGTTACACTTACACCTAAATCAGTTTTAATAACTTCTTGTGGTGTGTCATTACCATTACCTAACCATACATAATCAGTTGTTAAGTTTGGTAAACCAGCAGTTCTGGCTGTGTTAAATATAAATAATTGACCAGCTGTTGCATCAACTTTTAATATCTTAGCAATTCTTTGTATTTGTGTATTAGAACCTGTTGGTCTGTTTTTAGTTAAACCACCATCAGTTGTATTCATATATAATACATCATTTACTACCCAAGTTTCACCATTAGGGTTAAGTGTTGATACTGTACTTGTAGTATTTAAACCAGTAATTCTACCAAAAGTAATAATTGGGTTTGTTGTTGTATTATCAAAATCCTCACCTGTAAACCCAATCACAGGCATTGTAGTTGCGGTTGTAGCGTTTGCCAATTCTACTTCGTGTATATCATCATCAAATCCGACAATATAAACTGGTAGACCTTTATCTATTGTTCCAGCACTTCCTTTTTTACCCCATATTGTAACAGTTCCTGTTGAGCCATATTCTTGTGATGAGATAAACTCATTAGACACAACGTCAAAGTATAACTGCCTTCCTTGATATGAATTATCTGGTGTTGTTGGTATTCCTGTTGTTACATCATCTATAGCATCTAATGTTATTCCAGTATATGTTGATGCGGATAACACACCATTAACAGTCAATCCTGTCATAGTGTTTATTGTCGATGTTAAATCAATTAAACCACCATTTCTTGATATTGTAAGTGTGTTAGCGTCATTATATGTGAATCCTGTGACATAGAAGTTATCACCACCTCCACCAGTAGAATCTATCTTTATTATATCACCTACGGTTGTGATTGTAGTATTACTACCACCACTAATTGTTCTAAAATATAAATCAGTTCCAGACTTAGCACTAAACACTTCATTAGCACCACCACTATTAATACCATTTTCAATCTTAGTATCTAATTGTGTTTGTACATTACCACTATAACCATTAAAATCAGTTATTTCACTAAGTGTATGTGTGTGAGCACTACTACCTAAATCAGATAGATTAATACTTCCTTTTGTGAAGTGTATTGTTGTATCACCAGTATGACTATCTAAAGATGAATCTAATGCTTTAGCGTCTAAACTACTCTGTAAATTAATTACTTGACTTATAGGGTGTGTATGAGCTGAACTAGTTAAATTACTTAGAGTAGTTCCATGTGGATTACTAGTATCACCAGTATGACTATCAAAAAGAGTAGTATTAGTTTTTCCACTAACTAAACCAGATAAACCAATCGGAACTGAGTTACCATCATTTCTATTAAGTGTAAGTGTTTGTGATAATAATGTTCCACCTGTTACATAAAAATTATCACCAGAGACACCACCAGTGGAATCTATCTTTATTACATCACCTACAGTTGTAACTGTTGTATTACTACCACCACTTATTGTTCTAAGTACTAATGTTGTTCCAGATTTACCACTATAAATTTGACCACTACCAGAGCCTATATTATCAGCGTCTTCTACTTTAGTATTTAATTGAGTGTTCACACTACCACTATAAGTATTAAAAATTGATGTAGTTAATTTAGCGTCTAAACTAGTTTGTAAATCAACAACTTGACTTATAGGATGAGTATGAGCACTACTAACTAAATTACTTAGCGTAGTCCCATGTGGGTTACTAGTGTTACCAGTATGACTATCAAAAGAAGAATCTAAAGCCTTAGTGTCTAAAGTACTCTGTAAATCAATAACTTGACTTATAGGATGTGTATGAGCACTACTACCTAAATCAGATAGATTAATACTACTTTTCGTATAATGTATCGTTGTATCACCAGTATGACCATCAAAAGATGAATCTAATGCTTTAGCATCTAAACTAGTTTGTAAATTAGTTATTTCACTAATAGGATGCGTATGTCCAGAATTAAGTAATGAAAGTCCATCACCTTGTAGTATTATCTTTGAAGTACTACCACTTAAACCAGCAGCCCAATAATCATTATCTTCTTCCCACAACAAAGATGCTGTGGTAGCACTATTCCTAAGTATGTCAATACCAGAATCAACTACAGTTGGCGCAGTAGTACCTGTTTGACTACTATTAAGTGTTATGATATTATCTTTAACACTAAGTGTTGATGTGTGTATTGTGGTTGCAGTACCCAATATATCTACATTACCAGTAATAACAACGTTACCATTTACTGTCCCACCAGTCTTATCAAACTTATTATTTAAATTAGTTTGTAAATCAATAACTTGGCTTATAGGGTGTGTATGTGCTGAACTAACTAAATTACTTAGAGTGGTATTGTGTGGGTTACTAGTATTTGCGCTATGACTATCAAAAGCGTTTTTATTATTAGTGATAACCGTATTTGTACTTGCAGAATATGTATTAAAATTAGTTTGACTTAAAAATATATCAATTAAGTTAGTACTACCACTATAAATGGTATTACCAGAAATAGAATTACCAAATAAATTATTATTAATTGTTACTGTATTAGTATCGTCATTAATTGAAATAATATTTGTATTTCTCCAAAAACCACTAGTCGCATCATAGTAAAATGAGTTTCCATCAGATGCTCCACCAACATTTGTATCTGAAAGTGAATCAAGTGTAGTAGCAGTAGAACCACTAGACCCTAATAATACGTTTCTTCTAGTGTCTGATGAATCTGTGAAATATAACGCATTACCTACAAATTCAAAAGCACCCACCTTAGTAGTAGTAAGAAAAGTACCTCCAGATTGAATTCTAAGTGATTCTTGAGTTGTTGTTGTTGCTGGAAATAAAAGTACACCAGTCATAGAATCACCACTAACATTAACATAATTAGCTTGCGCATCAGATGTAGATATTTTCGTGTTTATTTTATCATCTGTAACACCACTATATGTGTTGAAATCTGTTATTTCATTTAGTGTATGTGTGTGTGCTGAACTAACTAAATTACTCATAGTAGTATCATGCGGATTACTAGTATCACCAGTATGAC